CCCGCCTCATCTACCGTCTGGCCGTTTAAACATAGCACGGGAGTTGTGCAGCCAAGTAAGTTGAGGAAAATCACATGAAAGCCCACGATGCCCTGAACCAGACGGCGGCAATCATAAAAGACCGGGGCGAAATCTACGGGGAAGCCCGTTTAAACCTCATGGACACAGCGACCCGCTGGAGCGCCACGCTAGGCCACAAGGTCAGCCCGGCGCAGGTGGCGTTGTGCATGGTGGACCTGAAGCTCGCCCGCCTGCGGGCCACGCCGGGCCACCTGGACAGTATCCAGGACGCTTGTGGTTACCTGGCCCTACTGGCAGAACTCGTCACAGATTAAACGCACCCGCCTTTGCTCCTTTTGTGGCGGTGTGCGGCCCCCCTTGGTTTGCTTGGCGGCCACCAAGGGGGGCGCTTTACCGCTCAATCATCCAAACGTCGGGGCTTTTCTCGTATATCTTCTTGGCGTCCTTGAGCAGCTTGAGCGTGCGCGTTATCGCCCGCCGGGCATTGTCGGTGCTGTTGCCCGACATAGGCATGGACGCCATCCGCAGCTCGTTAGTCGTGACTGGTGTGCCAGCGTCCAGCATCTTCATAATCAGGCTGCTGTACTTGCCCGATCTGAGGGCTTCGGCGGCCTTCTTGGCTTGGTTTGAATGCTGGGCCACTAGGCTAGTCTGCTTCTGTCCATAGCGGTCCACGCCAACCTCAACGCTTTCCATGTCAAAGTATGTGGGCTGTTCGGGGTGTTCTGAGTCCTTCATCTTGGTCACGGTCATCTTGCAGGTCAGGGCTTCGCTGTCTGACCGCACGATGGATAACATGGCGTCCATTGCGGCTGGCAGGGCTGACGAGCCACGGGGTCTGTTAGCCGCGTCCGCGCCATAGCCTGTATGGTGGATGATCATGACCGTTGCCCCAAAAGGCGCTCGCAGGTTCTGGCCTACAGCCCGGCAAAATTCGCTAATTTTGGCTGAGTCGTTCTCATCTCCGCCGCCGTACAGTTGGGCTAGGGTATCCAGCACGATAAGCACTGGCGGCTCTGCCATTTCCGCTATTTCCATACGCAAGGCAGCCATTTCGTCCTTGGCCGTCAAATTTATGGGGATTGTGACCACGCTGAAATTAGGCACGAACTCAGCGCCGTCCAAGTTCACCTTGGCCCAAGCTGCCGCCCGGCGGTAAATGCCAGCCCCACCCTCAGCGGCGCAATACAGAACCGGGCCTTGCTTGGTGCGCTCGCCTAGCCACTCCAAGCCGGACGCTATGTGGAGGGCGCTGGACAGGGCCACGAACGACTTAAACGTTGAACTAGCCCCAAACAGGCACATGATGGCGTTCTCTGGGATATAGTTCTGCACCAGCCAGTCAACGTCCATGTTGGCAGCCTTCAACTGCTCCATGCTCATGATCAACTTGGGCGGGGGTGTTGGTGCGCCCTTGTCATCAGGGGCAAACTTGCCAGCCGACTCGACCATACGGACCAGTTCAGCACCTGTCCGAGAAAGCCATCTGTCCATTTCCAGCCCAGCCACAGCGGGCTTGGAGGCGTTCATAATGGACCGCAGATGGTTGACTACCGCGCCCCGGTGCATACCGGACGCAACCATAGAGGATGACAGTTTAAGCAGGGCATCGTGGTATGCGCGCTGCGTAAGGTCTGGGTTTATAATGGCTTTATAGAGTTCTGAGCTATCGCCGGAGCGTGTACTGATTTCTGATTCGACCTTGGCCTTGCCCACTGATTGCCTGATTTCGTCCAAGTCAAGCCCAAAAGTGGCACAGGCATCACGAAGCGAATAGAAACCCATCTTGGCTTTGAGAAGACGGTGGGCGAAGGGGCCTTCGTTGCGGGCTTTGGTGTTGGACCCCACTGGGAGGCGGGCGTATCGGGTTGCGCTGTTGCCTGACGGGTCGCCTGTGTAAAGCCCGTCTGCGGCCATGCGCTGCAAGATGGCGTCAATCAGCGGCAGATTGCGGGCATCCTCATCATCGGGGTCTATCAGCACGCCGACCTGGGACTTGTGTGGACTGGTCTGAACGACAAAAGACGGCATTGCATTGAGTTCGTTGGGGTCTATGTCATCTGCCAACAGCACGGCTAGGCGGGAAAACGTCTCTTTGTTCCGCAGCCGCTTGCCGCCTTCTGCCTTCAACACCGCAACGCAATAAAACGTATTATCTTCTTGACGCTGATCGATAATCGCCTTCTCATTGTCGGTCCCTAAATACGAATTGCCACCCCACACTGTTGGATTGGCCTTATTTGGGTCTGACGCAAAGGCCGTGGTCCAACCATAGTGGTTTTCCCCCAGCACCCCATACAGGGCCGCCAGAAACTCTGAATTACGCATTGGGGCCTCAGTAGTTAGATGCTTGCGAGCAACTTGAGTTTGATGGCGATTTTGTGCCTAGCGGCGTACTTAAGTATCTTAGGCCAGTGCTTCTGAGGAATGCGGCCACCTGTCCCTGCGGGAATGATCCACCGGCTTACGGCGGGCTGGGATAGCCCTAAGAGCTTGGCCGTCTTGGTTATTCCACCCAGCTTGGTACAGACTTCGTAGGCCGGTTCGCACCGGCCTTTAATATCAGACATGATTATACCCTTTGAAAGCGCCGTGGACGATGCAGTGCTTCGGATGCGATGACAAGCAAAAATAACTAAAAAACATATTGAGTTTTACTTGTAGTCTTCGTAAACCATCACACGCTTGATTTGAAAAGGAGTACCTGAATGGCGTTTGACTTAAAGTCGATCAGCAAAAACGAGGCCATATCTAGCCCCCGCATACTTCTGTATGGGGTTGAAGGCATTGGCAAAAGCTCGTTTGGGGCATCATGTCCCAAGCCTGTGTTCATCTGCACGGAGGACGGCCTTGGCTCGCTAAAGGTTGATGCTTTCCCGCTGGCCGAAACATCTGATGATGTCATGGCTGCGATTAGCACTCTGTACACCAGCGACCATAAGTTCAAGACCGTTGTCATTGACTCGATGGACTGGCTGGAAAATATGATCAGCCGCGAAATTGAGGCCAAGTATGATGCTAAGGACTTGGCGTATGGCCGGGCAGCCGTGTACGCCGTGGCCCGCATGAGGGAGATACTGGACGGCCTGAACGCTCTTCGTAATGACAAGCAGATGATTGTTGTCTTGATCGCACACTGCCAAATCCGCCGCTTCGACAGTCCTGAGGTCGAACCGTTTGACCGTTACATGCCCAAGCTACAGGAAAAGGCCAACGCTGTTTGCCGCGAATGGGTTGACGCCGTTCTGTTTGCCAACACTAAGACGTTGGTCAAGAAGGATGACACGGGTTTTGGCACTACCAACAACCGTGGCATTACCACTGGCGAGCGTATGTTGTTCACCAGCGAAAAGCCTGCCTACATGGCGAAGAACCGTTATTCCATGCCGGAATCTATCCCGATGACATGGGACGCATTTGCCGCTGCTATTGTTTAACCAAGGAGAATTGACACATGCCTATCATCGACTTTGACGCTGTTGAATCTGACTTCGCACCGCGTACGTTTGAAGCCCTGCCGCGCGGCGATTATACCGCGATGATTACTGACAGCATCTTGAAAGAAACCAAGGCTGGCACTGGTCATTATATTGCTCTGACGATGGAAATCATTGACGGCGCTTTCTCTGGCCGCAAGATTTGGGACAACCTGAACGTCAAGAACCAGAACCCTACTGCCGAGAAGATCGCCCATGCCAGCCTGACACAGTATTTCGAATCGTGCGGTCTGGACTTGCAGAAGGGCGCTAACACTGAGTCGCTGTACAACATTCCTTTTAAGCTCATGCTGGGCGTTGACCAGAATGACCAGAGCCGTAACAGAGTGATGGGTTCCAGCCCGCTTGGCTCTGCGCTGAAGCCCAAGCCCGTTGTTGGCCGCGCTGCCAATGACTCCGCCAAGAAGCCTTGGGAGAAGTAAAATGGTTGTTGTCCCAGAGACTGATCACAGCACGGCCATCCAGATTTACAAATGGTACGAATCTAAGTCGGAAGGACACCGCGAGCATCTTGGCGCGTCCTTAATCGGGCATGAATGTGATCGGTTTCTGTGGCTGACATTTCGGTGGGCCGCGTCCCCATTTTTCGGTGGGCGGGTCTTGCGCTTGTTTGGAACCGGCAAAAGGGAGGAGCAACGTGTTTACGAAGAATTGCGAGCAATCGGTGTCGAACTCCACATCGAAGATAATGGAAAACAGATTGAATGCCGCGATGAGTCAGGCCACTTCGGCGGCAGCGTTGATGGCATTGGTCTGGGGTTTCCAGAAGGGCCAAAGACCTACGCTGTGCTTGAAGTCAAAACGGCCAACTTTGCGGCATCCAAAAAGCTGAAAGACAATGGCGTAGAAAAAGCAAAGCCCCAACACTACGCTCAGATGATGGTTTACATGGGCATGTTGAATTTGAGCCGTGCGCTTTATCTCAGCGTCAACAAGAACACTGACGAGATTTACACGGAATGGGTGCATTTCGATAAGGATGTTTTCACTGACCTGACCCGCCGGGCCAAGCGCATCATTACCGCTTCTGCGCCTGGCGAGAAGGTTGCTGATAGCGCGTCAAAGATGCCATGCAAATGGTGCGACTTTGCGCCGTTCTGCCATGACACACAGACAGCCGAGTTTAACTGCCGGACTTGCTGCCATTCCACGCCCATAGCGGACGGCAAATGGTACTGCAATGAGTTTGCAAAGAACCTGTCAGTCGAAGACCAGCGGGCTGGCTGCAACAGCCATGTCTTTATCCCGGCCCTGGTGCATGGGACGCCTATCGACGGCGGCGACAATTTTGTTGAGTATTTTGTCGAAGGAACTGGCGAGACATTCAAGAACGGCCCCGCCCATACGCCAAGCAAAGAAGTCGCCAAGCGCGGGCGGAAGAAGGCATCCAAGGCCGAGCCTGTAGACAACACGCCTTTCATTGATGACGAAATACCATTTTAGGTTTACCCATGAACAGCGAAGAACGAGACAGCATAGTCCATACCCGGCAAATGGAACTTAAGACCGTTGCAAACAACCGCAATTACATCCGCCATAACGCCAAGTCGGTTGAGCTTATACAATACAGCGCCGAGCGCGGCATGAGCCGGGCAGCGATGAACCGCATATGGTCCGAACAGTTGATCAATGCGGTGCTTGGGTATGGGGAGATGAAATGAAAAGAAAGCCCGTTATTTCAATAATTGAACACATCAAAAACCCGGAAATTGTTAAACGGTTTTGGAGTTATGTAGATTGCTCCGCTGGGCAAAATGCATGTTGGCCTTGGATCGGCGGCACTTCAAAGAGCGGTTATGGTAGGTTTAAGGTTTGTAGTTATACCACGGTTGTAGCCAGCCGATTTGTTTACGCCCTAAACCACAACCGTGACCCAGGAAACCTTTTTACTTGCCACACTTGCGATAATCCGCCGTGTTGCAATCCCAAGCATTTGTGGCTTGGTGATTCGAAGGCAAATTCGCATGACATGGTAAAGAAAGGTCGCGGTAAAACGGGTCTTCAGGATGGGCAGAACAACGGCAACGCTAAATTGACCGCAGAAGAAGTTGCTGAAATTAAGCGGTTCATTTTTGCTGGCATGAATAACAAAGTAATTGGCGAAATTTTTGAAATAACGCATTCACTTGTCAGCCGGATTAGGCTTGGAAAATCTTGGGGTGATGTTCCACTAACCAAAAAACATTCAAGCATCACTAAACGAAAAGCGGACGTTGCCGAGGAACCTAAATGAGCAAAGTAATTAAATTGCTTGCAGATTGGGATAGCGGGGAAGGCGAAATACGACTTCCGCCGGAATGGCAATCTGAATATCCATTGATGAAATTAGACCTTTTGAAGGATTGGATTTTTCTTCTCGAGACAGAATATAAACGTGAATTAAAGAAATGGAGCGAAGAACTCAAAGTTAGGAAAGTGGCGGCGTTTAAATGACCGACATGATCGAACGGGTGGCGCGGGCGCTTTGCGTGAGCGATGCAACACCGCCGGACAGGCCAGTTTCTTGTTTAGACAATACTCTTCTTTGGGAATTGCACAAAAAAGCAGCCCGCGCTGCCATTGCCGCCATGCGGGAGCCTACAGAGTCTATGCGCCGTAAGTTGTGGCTATATGGAAACCATCCTGACAAAGAATTTGTTATGGACGGCGGTATGTGGCGAGAAATGATCGACGCCGCG